ATGGTGGCCCATCTAGCGGACGACGACAATCTCATCAAGGCTCTGGATGGACAGGATATCCACTACGAGATCAGCAAGAAGCTGTTCGGCATGACTGACGCGCAGATGAAGGCCCTGAGCGACGAGGAGCGCTCGATCAAGCGCAGGGCTGCCAAGACCATCGCGTTTGGCATTATCTACGGTCGGAGCCCGCCTTCTATCGCGCCTCAGATGGGCGTGACGAAGGAGACGGCTGAGGAGTATGTGCAGGCATTCTATCGGATGATGCCCAAGGTCAGGGAGTGGATCGCCCGCCAGCACGCCCTCGTCATGAGGGAGAAGGAGGTGGCGACCATCTTCGGCAGGAAGAGGAGATTCCCGCTCGTCTTGGACAAGCGCCATGCGGCGGAGATCAAGAGACAGAGTGTGAATTTTCCAGTCCAGTCGGCAGTCAGTGATATGTGTCTAATGGCGAACATGCGCATCATCAGCAGACTAGACGCCGAAGGAATCAAGTGCAAGGTGTGGCCTCATGTGCATGATGGCTTCTATATCCAGATCGAGGATAAGAAGGTCAAGCGTGCAATCGAGATCTCCGTCGAAGAGTTGCATGCCTTGCCATTCGAGACGCGAGTCCCGTTCGCAGTGGAGATCCAAGCCGGGAAGACGTGGGGCGATTTAAAAGTGGTGTATGAAGGATGAGCCTAGAGAGCGCGAAGGCATGGGATGAGGCGCATCCGGGGCGCTTCAAGACTGATGCCTATAAGGAGATCCAGAGAAGGAGTGCGATCAAATACGCAGCAGAGCTAAAGCTAGAGGTGCTCTCGCACTACTCTGGAGGCACTCCTGAGTGCGCCCTCTGTGGATTCTCAGACCAGCGAGCGCTTGAGATCGATCACATCAATGGCGGAGGGCAAGAGCATCGGCGACAGACGGGCATCCACGGTGGCAATTCATTCTATCGATGGCTGAAGCAGCGCGGATATCCTGAGGGTTATCGCGTCCTCTGTCGAAACTGCAACTGGATCGCTAAATACCCGGGGGTCGAAGGATGAGCAGCGAGTCACGGATGGAGAACAGGGAGCCGTCGAAGGTCATCGTGGCCTATCTCAAGGAGAGGATCGCAGAGGGCAGGATCTACCATCCGACGAAGATAATCGCTGCGGGCACAGGGCTCTCCCGCAAGGTGGTGGGCACACGGATGTTCAGCATGATGAGCACAGACTGGCATGGTCTCCTGATCTCTAAGTGGTCGGACAAGACGTGGCGTGCCAGCATCGAGGTGAAACATGGACGTCGAGGAATTCGAGAAACTGTATAAGGACTTCGAGGAGCACGAAAGGTCGCTCCTCCTGAGCAAGCGATCAGAATACGCCATGAACGCAGACTGCCTGAGCAATTTCAAGGCGACGGCGCTGTCGGCTGGGATGGAGCCCGAGGAGGTCTGCATGGTGCTGATGATGAAGCACACGCAGGCGATATGCAAGATGGCCCGCGACAAGTCCGTCCGTCTGGGATGGGGAGGCAACGGAGCCATCGAGGGCACATCGCAGAGGATATCCGATGCGCGGAACTACCTCGTGCTGCTCGCAGCCCTGATCAAGGAGCGAGAGGAGAGCCAGAGAGGTGGGCCATGATATTCGGTCTGAGCATCACTGAGCTCATTCAGGCTCAGGATCCCGACTGGATTCGAGAGGTGCTCCCGCTCAAGACTGAGGACACAGACGCCGTCGAGATAGACAAGCTCCTCGTTCAGGGGATGTCTCCCGATCAGGCTGCACACACCTTTCAGCAGACTGGCATGCCCGTCCGTGCCATGTATGGCCTGAAATACCTCGCCAGAGAGAGGGAGAACGCCATCATGGAGGTGATCGGGGATACGATAGCCGAGCTCGTCGACAGAGTGGAGGAGGGCGAGCGCGTCAAGGTGCACCCACGACGCATGCGCAGACTGGTCGAGGCCCTGAGAAAGAAGGAGATCGACACAGAGGTAGTCTATATAGTTCGGAGGGCAGACTAACACCATGACCTCTGACAGCGTTCTAGCCCTGAGGGAGGGCTCCAACCTCTGGGATAAGCTGGAGGGTGAGCCCCACGGCTCATGGGAGGCATTCAAGGAGTATCGGAACCTCCCCTGTGGAGGGAGATCAGTCGATAAGGTGGCCGAGACCCTTCAGAAGAATGTGTCCGGCCTCAGACGTTGGAGCAAGAAGTGGCGATGGGCTGAGCGGGCCGATGCGTTCGACGCCCATCTGGAGTCCTTCGAGATCGACGCCATTCAGTTCGCCAGACTGGAGGCCTCCAAGCGGAGAATCAATCTCGCAGACAAGCTCCTCTCAGTCGCTGAGGCCCAGCTTCAGAGGTGGCTAGATGATATCGACTGCGGGATCAGGCTCGACCTATCGCCCTACGAGGTGACGAGGATCATCGAGATCGGATACAAGATCGACAGGCTGGAGCGCGGAGAGTCGACGGACAACACGGCTGTGGTCATCAAGGATCAGAGGCTGACGGACTTGTCGCAGGAGCAGCTAATGGAGAGGGCACAATGCGTTCTGAAGGAAATTCTAGAGAAGAGGATGCCAAAGTCGCCATAGACGTCCCTGCGCTGGAGCGGGCTCTCCTGCAATCCAGCCCCGCAGGGTTCGCAGTCGTGGCCTCGAACGGCAAGTGGATCCCGGCTCGCCATCTGACTTTTATCAATTCCATCCTCGTGCAGATGGCTATGGGCGAGCTCCTCAGGGTGATCATCAACCTCCCGCCACGGCATGGCAAGTCTGACTTCATCTCGATGTATACGCCTGCATGGTTTCTAGGGATGAACCCCGATAAGCGTGTCATCCTGACCTCTTACGAGGCTGATTTCGCTGCCCAATGGGGCAGGAAGGCCCGCAGCCTGATCGAGGACTTCGGCCAGTTCTTCCCTGAGCCGATCAGGGTCAACCCCGATAGCTCTGCTGCCAATCGATGGGACATTCTGGGCCACACAGGCGGGATGCAGACGGCTGGCATAGGAGGCCCTCTGACGGGCAAGGGCGCTCACCTCGCCATCATCGACGACCCGATCAAGAACGCAGAGGAGGCGATGTCCTCCACCATCAGAGAGAAGCACTGGGACTGGTATAAGTCCACGCTATACTCACGTCTGGAGCCGGGCGGATCCATCCTGATCCCCATGACCAGATGGAACGAGGACGACCTCGCCGGGCGACTGATCGCAGAGATGCAACAGGAGGGAGGCGAGCAATGGACGGTCATCTCCCTGCCAGCCGTGGCTGAGGATGACGACCTCCTTGGGAGACAAGTCGGTCAGGCCCTATGGCCTGAGCGATACGACGAGGTGGCGCTGGCCCGCATCAAGGGCACGACTCAGGCATACTGGTTCGCCAGTCTGTATCAGCAGAGGCCCGCACCCCTAGAGGGCGGGATGTTCAAGAAGAAGTGGTTCGAGATCGTCAAGTCCTGCCCGACAGACTGCTACTGCCTGCGATACTGGGATCTCGCTGCCACAGAGGATGGCGGCGACTGGACGGTCGGGCTGAAGATCGGGGTCAGAGCAGGGGTGTTCTATATCATCGACGTGCAGAGGGATCGCCTGTCCTCTAAGGACTCGGAGGCCCTCGTCAAGCAGACGGCACAGATCGATGGTGGAGAGGTGCCCATAGAGATGGAGCAGGAGCCCGGGTCGTCTGGGAAGCGCGTGATCGACCACTTCGCCCGCATCGTCCTGCCCGGATACGCCTTCGAGGGAGTGCCCTCGACTGGGGACAAGACCGTCAGGGCTATGGCAGTCATGGCCGCAGCAGAGCGCGGGGACGTCAAGATCGTCAGGGGTGGATGGAATTCCGCATTCCTAGACGAGCTCGCCATGTTTCCGAATGGGAAGCACGACGATCAGGTCGATGCCCTCTCAGGGGCCTACAATGGAATTAACCTCGGAGCCTTCAGGGCTCGGAGTGAAGACGATCCACGGATGAAAGACGCGCTCGGTGACCAGATGTCCACCTCTGGATGGAGCGGCGATATTCCCACGCTCTAAGTATATATATTTTCGAGTCCAAGGTCTGGCCATAGGAGTTACTCTATGGCCGGAAAGCGGAGCGTTCAGACGGAAGAGGGGACGATCTACGTCACCTCCTTTGGTAAGGTGGTCGCCGATCAGAAGATCGACGCCGATAAGATCAGCAAATACCTCGACAACATCTATCTCGCCGGGGCTCTGGACAAGCAGCAGCGCACTCTGTTCAGGAATAAGAAGGAGTTCGTCATCCGTGGCAAGGGGCCAGACGGCAAGGAAGACAAGGACTTGTCGGACAGGCTGACCTCGATGTGC